TTTTGGTCGTTTTGTTCAAACAACAATCTTACAGAAACTGCTGAAATTAACTTACGAGCTTGTAATAACAATCTTCTTACGTTAATTCTATCTAAAGCGGATTGTCTAACTTGTAAGGTTTTGTTACCCCAAATTACAGTACCAACATCAGAGAAAGTAGCAATTGGGTTAATTCTACCCTGATAAAGTGTATCTCTATCTTCTTGGGTCAGTTTCTTACGAGCCTTAATAGCATTTACAATACCACGAGTGTAACCAGCTGCCGCAAACCATGGGAATGCGATGTTATCCGTCAAAGCCAAGTTTCTTGTAACCTCAGCGGTTGGTGGAATGTAAATCTGAGTATTGTTTACAGTATCTCTAGTAAGAACCCAAGGATAATAAGTACAAGTGTAGTTAGAATCTATTCCTGCGGTTTCTAAGTTATCGACAGCTTCCTGAGGATAAATTAAATCCTGAGAATCACCAAGTTGTGGTACAAACATATTGTAATCAGGAGTGGTGGTTATGTACAATGAATCCGCTCTGTCAAATTCAACCATTTCGATAGCCGATTCAACTAAATTAGATTGATTAACATAATCAACACCAGGTGTTACAAACACATTTATATTTACCGATTCAGGATTAGAGAATGTTCTCTGACCCAACAAGTAAGCGTAGTAGTCAGTGTTTGCCCAATCAACAGTGTTATCTCCAACTGTTATTTGTTTAAATGCCCCCCATCCAGTTGCGTTTGGATATCTAGTATCAGCACACGCTCCTTTTAGATATCCACTTCTACCCAAGATGAATCTGTCACTATTAGTTCTATACTCTCTATAGATATCCCATCCATCAAATCCTCCCTGACATAAGAAAGTAAACTTACGTGCATAAATTCTGTAATACGGATTTGTCTCTTCGTCTGGGTCAGAAGTAAATGGTGCCGAACCTACATCAAATGCAGCAGAACCTGAGGTGGTATAACCATTTGCAATAGTAATACCTGTCGCATTAACGTCCATATGGAAACCTTTAGTTTGGTAATCCCAATCAGAGGCCGATACCGAGTTACAAACCGAGAATACCGGTAATTGCTTACCTTTATATTGGTAAAAATCAACATCAATACCGACAGTATCTGAAATACCCAAATAGGTTCTTCTAACATTATCGCCAGGACTTGCAACAGAATCATTTCCTCCAGTCGCCAATCCAAATGGTGGGTCATATACTATTTCACCAGGATAATCGTATTTTGTTTTGTAAACAGGGAATGGAGGATTAACTGAATCACCATAACTTCTCATTGTATAACCCAAGAATCCGCAAGGTAATGCATCAATCGGCGCATCCTCATTGATTTCAATCATTATAAATTTAGAATTCAAAGCATATTCACCATCTTTAGTTCCTATTTTTTTAGCAATAAACGAATTATCTGATGGGTCCATACTACAATTAGTAAATTTCTCAATAACTTGTGGATTTGAATCAGAATCAAAGAAGTCTCTAACTAAAACGTCAAATGTACCATTGTTGAATGAAATGTTAGCTATTGAGATTTTAACTTCGCTATTCGCCGAGTTACCATCCGAAATAGTTGTGAATTTAAATAAGTTATAAACTTTATTACCTCTCAATTCTGAAACAACCCAAGGTGATGATGGAGACTGATATTGGTCTAAATACCAAGCGATTGACGATGGGTCACTATCCTGTCTTGCATTTGGTAAAGATATTAATTCACAATTTAAACCTCTAATATATCCTTTTCTATAACCATAATTAAGTAAAGATTGATATTTTTCTTCTACGAATAATGGAACGATTGTTCTAGGTTTAGCAAAATTACTAGCTCCAAAAACTTTACTGATGTATTTTGGGTCTGAATTTGTGAACGAAGTCTCAAAGAAGAAGTTTTCTCCATCCTTATTAGTAACATTCAAACCGAATGTTGCAAAAGGATTTTTAGTGATTCCTGAATATGGACCACTACAGTTCATAGAAACATCATTCAAATTCGGAACCTCATATACTGCTCCATCATCTGATGAATATGTTGCCAATCCTCTAGAACGTAATGTTGCGATAACTAAATTGTCGTAAAGAACATATGATTGTCCTGACCAAGTAAAAATTGCACCACCAACTGTACCACTATAACAAGTTAAAACAGAACCGACATTACCATTTCCAGTATTACCTGTAGATGGTAAAGCAACACATGGGTCCTGAATTGTAACACTAACAGTAAAGTTTGTTGTAACCGATGAATCCGTTGAAACTAACACATATGTTAGTGAGCCGGTATCAAAGTTATTTGTTGTTACATTACTTTCTTGAGGATTACTATCTACAGTTATGGTTGTAGTACAAGAGCTAAACGTACTAGTAACTTGAGTTAAGTCAGCCCCCGCGAATGATGCGTAAGGTAATACAACTGTAATTGTATTTGTATTATAATTGATACTTCCGGTGATACCTGAAACTGAGTAACTAAAGAAAGTTGCACAATTATCATCAGAAGAGGTTTGGTCAATCGATGTTACATAAGAATAATATGATGAACCAGTATAACCTGAATTACCTGTTCCATCAAACAATGCATAATACCACGGGTCATTACTTGAATCTGAATAATTTATTTCAGAAGTACTTAACTTACTTAACCCGAAAACATTAGTGGATGCACTAAGAGTTGTGGCGGTAAGTGCCTCGTAAATATCTGATTCTATAGCACCATAATAGTAAATTGATGTTGTTTGTTGAGTATTACCTAAAATAACATCATATATTTGTTGTCTAAAATCAGCACCAATACTAGATATACCCCCATCAAATTTTTCATATGGTAAATTAAATTTTGGTAAAATATAATTTATAAAGTTCTCACAAGGTTCAGGTGGGCTTTGACCAAGGTTACAAGGGTCAGGGGCGAAAAACGCAACTGAATTTAACCCTGAATTACATCCCGAAAAATTAAATTCAAAAGGAAGTACTTCAAATTCTATACAAACCTGTCCACAACCTGATGGGTCCGCAGAAAAAGTAATACAATTTTGACCTACCGTTGTTGGATTAACATTAGCAACGGTTGAGAATGACCAAGATGGTCCAGCATCATAACCTGATAAACCTAATATTCTTGTAACAAATAATTGATTTGATTGTTGTAAATATGATTTAGCAATATATGCCGACTCATATTTTGGAATTTGTGTGTTTATAAATTTTTCGGGTGATGTTCCTCCAAAATAGGTTGAAAATTCATCAAAATTAGTGAACAAATACTTTACTGTTCGATGCCATTATAGTTTCTTTTGTTTATAATTTATTTTATAGATAAATATTTGATAAAAAATCAAAGTTCTTTACTTTAGTACAAGTATTTATAAATTGGGCAGACTATTTTCTGCCTTTTTTATCTTATGTTACAGAATGGTCGAGAAATAAAGAATTTAAAGATATCTAAAGATGTTCACAAACTACTAAAGGAATATTGCGACAAAAAAGGGATTAAAATCTATAGATTCCTAGAGAAATTGATTATTGAAACCTGTAAAGAAAAAAAGGATATCTACGGAGAAGATTAAACAAGTAGATTATTAAACATCATAAAAGTTTCTGAATAATAATCACTTTTACTCACTACGATTTTGAGTTCATCGTTAGTGTTGAGTTGTATAAGATTAGTATTATCCCCAAAATAGTTACCATTAATATAGACAGAGAATGACGAAACATTTTCACTACTACCTAATGACATATTAATTGAATAGTCGAATTTTTTTACGTATTCATCAATCCCTTCTTCGAAAGATATTTTAAGTTCGGTACCATTTGGATTTGAATTCTTTTTTCTTCCTCTTTTGACTCTTTTATCATCAGATTCTTGTAACTGTAGTAGTCTATTTATTGCCGGAGAAACCTCGAACTCATTCTCATCTATTAAAAAACCCAACATAGTAAATTCATAACTTTGGATGTAGAATTTTCTTTTTTCTAAATCCAATACAGATTCATCGCTAATATTACCCATTATGATTGGTATATAATGTCCTTTGATTACTTGGTAAGCCTGTCTAGATGAAAATTTTTCTATAACATTTTTATTAAATGAGTTTAGTTCTCTCATTCTATTACAAATTATTTTAACAGAATAAGTAATATCCACAGGGACTGGTTGGGGGATTTTATAAACATCGTACCCATTTCTGTTACCATCCCAAGTTGGTACTTGTGCATAAAAATAAAGTCTACCAAACTTAACCTCAGGATTTCTAACTACAGTCATAAAAGGAGGTTCTGTATTTTTGTCTAGGTTTTGGAAATCCCAAGTTTCGGTAAATTGTGACCAATTTTGTGTTGTTATAAGAATATCAACCATAGGTATGGTTTTTCCATCAACTACAGTTTTTAAGGAATCTTTTACAAAATCTAAAAACCCTTTATCTAAATCAGCATGTAAAAGAGATTTTGGTAGAAAAGTTCCGTCTTTAGATATTTTATCTGCAAGTTCGTGTCTTCTACTTAATAAAGTTTTTGATTCCGTAAGAGGAATATGTTTTTTTATTTTTTTTGGTAAAGGCATTATTCTTTGTTATTTCTTCCACAATTATGACATATATATGGGTCGTGTCCACCATCAGAAAGCATCCAAGACCAACCACATTCATCACAAATCACTTTTTCAGAATCAACCATTTCTGTTAATCTCTGTAGTTGTTCGTCTGTTATTTTAATTTTCATAATCCTCTAAATTCATTATTTGTTACTGGAGACGCGGT